CTATGATACGTTATGAACACGGCAGATGTCCGCAATGGTTCGGTCACTCGGCTGAACTTGACCTATTTCGTAATTTGCAATAGTGTTTCGCTTTAATCCTATAGAATCAGCAAATTCTTGTTGCGTTTTATTCAATTCTTTTCGCGCAAGCTTAATGCGCTCACCGATTTCCACTTACGTCACCTCCTGTCATTTTTAATTATAGCATATCACTTTGCAAAGTCAATACAAAAATGTTTATTCAATCCACAAAACAGTGTTGACAAATGACCTTTAAGGACATATAATGGTCTTGTAATCAACAGGGAGGTGACATATATGCCGTACAACATTTCCACCGAGAAAATCACTGACGTGGCAAAGATTGCGGAAAAGATGCAGCAGCTTTCGCCGCGTGCGCTGGCTTACGTGGAGGGCGCTGTCAATATGGCGCTGGCCCTGCACGAAGACAACACCACGCCCAAATCCGCGTGAGTTTGTGTCCATATTGGATATAGGAAGGAGATATTTATGGCAAGAGAAAAGGAGGGCTACCGGGATGCGCTGGAACGCATCCGGCATGAGGCCAGCGGCGAGTTGGTGACCGTGGCGGAAGCAGCCCATATCGTTTATGGAACAGACCCGGCGGCAACACGTAAGGTCACCCGCAATTTGAAAGGCTGGATAGGGCAGGGGAGAGACAAGCGTATCCCTGCCACGGCTCTTGCCCGGCAGATCTGCTAAGTGATGTGTCCACATTTCACACGGGGAGGTGATGGCGATGGAGGACATTTCCATTAACGATTGGCTGACAATTCTTAGTGCGTTGGGAGAGTACCACGATAAACACGCCGCGTTGGCAGAGTCTATGGCTGACTATCATCAGCAAGAGGCCGATGCTGCCGTCAGGCTTCGCAAACTTATCCGCGATAATTTTTTGCGATAATCCTTTTATTGCAATGTGTCCACATTGGACACGGGGAGGATGTTATGGGAAGCAGGTACGAATACCTTTATGATGAACAGGCTGTCCACGTTGCTTTTATGGGAGCTGTTCAGGCCTACACCACTATGTTTACAAGATGTGTGCTTTCTTCGGAAACGGCAATGTCGAATTTGTGCGATGAGCTGAAAGCGGCCTCGCAGCGGTTAAATAAGATCCACGCAATGAGGGAGCAGATTTCGGCGCAGGATGCCCAGCAAATTGAGGGGGGCTGCGAAGGGTGTATGCATATCGACTGTGAACGGGATGAGCGCCCTTGCAGCGAATGCTGCCGGCTGGATCGGGCAGACCGGTACGAAGAAGAGGATGAAACTTTGGCCGATGTGTTCCCGGATTTGAACGCGGAAGGGTGAGGCAGATGGATATTTACGAGGCCATGATGGCACGGGATATTACCCATCCTTTTTTGACAAGAACTTTATGGGAAAATGTTGTGCATGAAACCGGGGAACGTCCCATTTATATTCAGCCTACCGATACGCCTGATGGCTGCCTGTATTACAGCCCTGCAACAGAAAATCCCCGGCCCGGGTGGCAGCCCAGGGCAGAAGATCTTTTGGCCAGAGACTGGAAAGTTACAAATGGAGTTGGATTCTGAATGTGTTCAGTATGAACACGAGGAGGTGAGAACGATGCGAAAAGCTGTGGCTTTGGTTGGCGCTGTTCTTTTGGCTTTTTCTCTTTGTTCGTGTGAAGAGAAAATCTCTGAGGGGACAATCTACGAGAAGAAGTTTGAACCGGCACATACCGTAACGTGGACGCAATTTATAGTGGCAGGGGAAGTTCTTGTCCCTGTCGTGCATTCAAACCCTGTTCCCGATTCTTGGTACTTTTCCATTTTCCAGGGTGACGGGGACGAAAGAGAAACCGCCCGCTGGCAAGTGTCCGAAAGCCAGTACAACAGCTATGAGGTGGGTGACTACTTTGTGGCAGAATAGCTATGTCGATATGTACACCGTCATACGGCGGTGGTGGAGATAAGGAGGATATCATGGACAAGCAATGCCCGGCTGGTTTGCCGAACTACTGCTATAGCATCGGGCCTAAGACCCGAAGGCCGGTGATGATCTATCGCGGAGATAGCACCATGTACGGTGTGAACTTGGGTCGGCAAGAGAGAGAAATGATTGACGCTCTGAACGCCCAACACGGCGTTGATCGCCGCACAGAGGCCGCCATGGTAGGTGGCGCCACCAAAGGCTGGTATAGCCCCTACGCTGACCCGGCCCACTACGATGATGACGGGGCCTACATTGGCCCGGAAGTGGAGGAAAATGATGGCTGAAGAAAGCAAAATCCCGCGCCTTGACCGCCCGCTGCGGGCGGATGAAGTGGTGGTGCAGGTGCTGGAAGTGACAAAGGACTGGGCGCGGGTACGCCTGTGGCCCAAGGTGGATGCGGTACGCAGCATTTTGGAAGAATATGACAGCGTGTGTTCCCTGTCTTATGCGGTCCGGCACTATGCCTGTGGGCGTGCGCTGTACTGCGGTGTTGGATTGGCTAACAACACGGCGGACGAACTTGTGTACCGTGATGCCTGCGCAATTTCTTATTACCATATGACCCGGGACCCGGCACAGGATGAATGTGACAGCAGCTTTCTGGCGGCGGCGAGCCTGTGGGGCGTGGCCCTTCCGGTGCTGCGGATGCCCGCCATGCAGTTTACCGCTGATGAGGTACAGATCAACCCTGTGGCGGGGCCGGACGGCCAGAGAATTAAGGGCTATGTGCTGGCAGATACGCTGACCTGCACAGAGCTGGCCTATGAGGATGGGAAAATTTCCCTTGCCCAGCTTACCAAACGGAACGGGGACAAGCTGATATGGCAAAAAAGATGATCGCGCACCTGGCCGCCTGGTATGAGCCTGGCCCGGCGGGCGGCCGGGGACGGTTCCAGACGGACGGTGGATATCTGCTGGAAGAACAGCGGATGTACGCCGAACTGGAAGCCCGGGCGCGGGGCCAGCCCCTGGCGGTGGAAATCGAGATCCGGCCTGTGCGGGACCGCCGCACGCTGGACCAAAACCGCCTCATGTGGGCGCTGCTTACCAAGATGGCCCGGCACTACGGCAACACCACCCCGGAAGCTTGCTATCTGGACCTGTTGGCGGATGCCGGTGTGGATGTGAGCCATTGGCGGGTGCCGGTGGCGGCGCTGTCTACGCTGCGCAAGGCCTACCGGGTGGTACAGGTGGTGGAGCTGCTGGGTGATGATATGTGCATTGTGCGTATCGGCCTGGGCAGCAGCACCTTCACCCGGTCGGAAATGGGGGAGTTTATCGACCGCATTTTTGACCGGCTGGCCGAAATGGGCGTGGACGACCCCGAGACCACACAGCAATACAGAGATTGGAGGCTGGTGCGCGATGGCTAAGAGCATCATGCAGGATGGCAAATACTGCTACATTTGCCGCAAAGAGTACAACATCAATACGGTGTCTGGCCTGGAAGAGCACCACGTCTTTGGAGGGTCTTTGAGGCCGCTTGCAGAGCACTACGGCCTGAAGGTCTACTTATGTCACCGCCACCACAACGAGCCGCCCCTGGGCGTGCATTTTAACGCCACGGCCCGCTGGCGCCTGGAACGGGATGCCAAACGCGCGTTTGACCTTAGGCACGGCGCCGGGATGCTGGACAAGCTGATCAAGCGTGTGCAGGAGGAGGCACCCCATGCGGTTTGAGATACGGGACCGCGCTGGGCGCGTGGTGATGTGGCCTGTGTATATTCTGCCGCCACCCTAACCCAGATGCGGGCGGCTGGGTATAAAACGTATTTGGACGGAAAACTGATCAGACAAGGAGGCATCTTTTGCAAGTAGCAAACAAAAAAAGCGTGTTGGAGATGGCCATGGGCGGCATTGCCGAAGTGGTAGACCGGGAAGTGGACCGGGTGATCTGCAACATTATGGACCCCAGCACCAAGGCCACCGCAAAGCGGAAAATCGTTTTGACGATGGTCTTTGAGCCGGACGAATACCGGGAACGCCTGGACATGGATGTGCAGGCCAAAGCTACTCTGGCCCCGGTGACACCTATCAAAACTACCCTGTGCATTACCAAGGGCCGGGGCGGTGAATTGCTGATGGCGGAAATGATGCCGCAGGTGCCGGGCCAGATCGACATGGACGGCGGGGAAAGCCCCGAACCCGCTATTGCCAAGGTGGGGCGTATGACGTACTAAGGAGGTACATACCATGGGAGAAAGCTTTTTGAAAGACGCCATTGACCGCATTGTAGGCCTGGCGGCGCCGAAAACCTACGAGATTGGGCCTGTTACGTTTGCATCTGCCCCGCTGCATCAGGTGTTCTATGAACCCAGCAGACCGTCTGTGTACAGCGTGGACACCTTGAGCGGCCTTGTTCGGATCCTCAAAGAGGAAGGCGCGGACCTTGATAATAAGCTGTTTGTGCGAGTTCAGGATCAACGCCATGTTGATGTGTGGACTCACTATCTGGGCATTGCAGGCCGTGACTATGAACGCTGGCGCCTTTACACAGCGGAGGCGGATGTACCCCGCATTACGGTGGGCAACTACATGGACCAGCAACAGGCTATCATTGAGCTGCAGAGCCTGCACAACGCCACCCCGGACCGTGATTATCTGCTGGACCTGTTGAGCAAGATCGACGTGAGCCAGGGCGTTAAGAGTACCGACAACGGCGTGACCCAGGAGGCCACCGTAAAAACCGGCGTGGTGCTGAAAGATACGGTGCCTGTCAAGCCCATTGTGGAGTTGCAGCCGTTCCGCACCTTCCTGGAGGTTGACCAGCCGGTGAGCAAGTTCCTGCTGCGGGTGGATGAGCACGGCAGAGCGGGCCTGTTTGAGGCCGACGGCGGCGCCTGGAAGCTGGAAGCCAAACGCAGCATTGCGGCCTGGTTGAGCGCCGCCCTGGCCGCAGAGATCGAAGCGGGCAAGGTTGTGGTGATGATCTGAGGTGCCCGGATGCTGAATGTAGTTGCAATCATGGGCCGTCTGGCGGCTGATCCGCAGCTGCGCCAGACAACCACCGGCAAGAGTGTGGCGGCTTTCCGCATTGCCTGTGACCGGGGCCGCAAGGATGCCAACGGCCAGATGCAGACCGATTGGTTGGACGTGGTGGCCTGGGACAAGCTGGCCGATTTTGTGTATAAGTGGCTCGGCAAGGGGCAGTTGATTGCCGTGTCTGGCCGCTTGCAGAGCCGGACTTACCAGGACAAGAATGGAAACAACCGCACCGCTATTGAGATCGTGGCCAACTCTCTGAATTTTGCCGGGGGAAAGACCGCTGCAGAAACGCAGCAGGGCACCGCATACGCTGCGACAGCGCAGCGCCCGGCGGGTACCCTGGATGATGACCCCTATGCGGTGATCTCCGACGATGAAGGGGATTTGCCCTTTTAACTGACAATTTTATAGACCGAAACCAGGGCCGCGCCGATGCGAAAAAAGGCGCAGACGCGACCCTGTGTTAAGGTCGGCCATTTTTAGAGGTACAAAGCATGGATAACCCTGGTTTTTATGCAATATTGCCCGCCAGTGTTCGGTATGACACCCGGCTGAAAGCTGCGGAAAAGATTCTGTTTTGCGAGATTACGGCGCTTTCCGACCAGAACGGATACTGCCACGCCCAGAACGGATATTTTTCAAGGCTGTACCAGGTGGATGAGCGGACGATCCGCCGTTGGATTCATTCGCTGGAAAAACTCGGTTATATTCGCGTGGAATACGAGAAAGCCGGTGATGCCCAGCAGCGCCGCATTGTCCCCGGCGGGATGCCCGACAGGGATGGACACCAGATGTCCGCCCCGGACAAAATTGTCCGGCCCCCCCGGACAGAAATGTCCGGCCCCCCCGGACAAAATTGTCCGCCAGAACAATACAAGTATAACAATACAAGATATAACAATATACGCGGGCGCTCGAGAGAAGAAAAATCTCCCGAGGATGTGTTTGCAGAGTATGCCGAGGGGCACCCATCCCTCCTGAATACCCTGGGTGATTTTATTCGGCACCGGGAAGGGAAAAAGAAGCCGCTTTCCATTGAGGGGGCCGTGAGGGTATGCAGGCGGTTGGATGCCCTGGCAAAAGAGGCCGGTGTTTCCGATGTGGACGGCTACAAGGTGGCGGTGCTGGACCAGAGCATGGAACGCGGTTGGGATGGTCTTTTCCCGCTGAAATATGAGTTTGCGGACAAGCCTGTTGTACATTCATCGCCCGGCGGGGCCGCCCCGGCGCCGCGCCAGATCGGGCCGGATGATGATATCAGCCAGTATTTTTGAGGGGGAGGGTGTTTATGAGTGGACGGAAACCGCTGACGCTGGAAGAACTGCGGAAGATGGAAAAGCCTACTCCCGTATGGGCAGAGACAAAAAAGAAAACCATCGGAAACTGGGACGGGTATTGGTGCATCTGTCATAGGGGCCATATTATAACGCCTGGGCTTGTATCGATGTACGCTGAAAAGATGGAGGGCGTGGCTTTTTACGCCTACGAGCCGACCCGCATTGATCGTTCGGCGTGGGAGCCGTGCGAATACTGCAACGGCAAGAGAACCTTGTACCAGAAAACGCGCCACACAAGGCTGTATATGGACACCTTTGGAGTCGCATCAACACTTGTCACAGAGTGCTCTTGTTGCCCGCCGTATGTAAAGTGCTGCATGAAAGACATTCCTGCAAACTCTGCGTTTAAAATCAATTTTTGCCCAGAGTGTGGCCGCCCGCTGACCGATGCCGCATGGGAGATGCTGGAAAGGAGGCTGGCCGGTCGTGAAAACCAGTAAACACCGCCACGCCGGCGGAGCCTACCGCCGGTGCAAAACCATGATAGCGGCCCATGCAAAAGCGGGCAAGGACCGCAGCAAGGCCCGGAGAAAACAGCGGAAGAAGGGGAAGCGATAGAACATGGACAAGCAGACACCACAGCAGCGGCACCAGCTGGCTTTCCTGGGGGCGGCGCTGCTGGTCCCGGATGAGGCTAAAGTCAACGTGATGCGCATGAACCCAGCCATGTTTGATGAGGGCGCACTGCGGGAGATCTTCACGGCAATCTACCAGCTGTGTTTTGAGGGCAAGGGCATTGACCCGCTGACCGTGGCCAGCCGGGCCGGTGATCAGCACCGACAGTTGATCATGTACGCCGCCCAGACCTGCCCCAGTGTCAGCCATCTGGATGACTATGAGACACTGGTGGTGGAAGACTGGCGCCAGAGGCTGCTGCAAGAAGCCATTGCCGCCGCCCAGTTGAGCGGCGAAAGCAGCGACGTTTTGTGCAGCAGGCTGCGGGCAGCCCTCACAGTGCAGGACGCCATAGCGGCCCAGCAGCTGGACAGCAGCGCCCAGGAATTTGACGCCGTACTGGATCGCACCGTGGCGGCCCTGCAGGAACCCGACAACACTTTGAAAACCGGCTGGGCGCAGGTAGACCGATTTGGTCTTTTGGAACGCACCAATACGGTAGTGTTGGCCGGGCGGCCCGGATGCGGGAAGACCGATTTTGCCATCAACCTGGCGGCGCGGCTCTCGAAAAAATACCGGGTCTATTATTTGACCCTGGAAGAAACAGACGTAAAACTCATGAATCGCATTTTGAGTAAGGCGACCCGAATTGACGCTGGGCACCTGAGAGATAAGACGTTGACCAATGAGGAACACGGCGTTATCCAGCACGCCAAAAACGCTATGAAGCGCCACCACAACATGGTCCTGGAGGATGGGTCCAACATGACGGTGGACGGCATTCGGGCACGGATGTTGAAACACAAGCCGGATGTGGCCTTTATTGACCACATTGGCCTGATTGCTGGAACAGATCCCCGGGCCAAAGAGTATGACCGTATAAGCGACATCACCCGCCAGCTGAAGGTCATGGCCATGCAGCTGGGTATTGTGATTGTGGAGCTGTGCCAGCTCAACCGCCAGGTGGTACGGGGCGGGGGTGCCTATGCAACGCTGGCCGACCTGCGGGGCAGCGGCACCATTGAGCAGGATGCCAACGCAGTTGTTTTTGTGCGGAATCTCCCGGCGGAAACAATGGACGAGTTGCACGATACAGACAATTACCGCGAAAGTGGTATTTTGGTTGGCAAAAACAGAGAGGGCGGTCTGGGTGAGGTCCGCATGCAGTGGCGGCCCCAGTATCATGATTGGCTGCCGGACGGCGCAGTTTATCCCCAGGATGAGGGCGGCAACGCCGGGCCGGTATTCCCGGAAACTTAACAGGAGGTTACACATATGGACAAAATTGCAATTATCAACCTTAAGGGGGGCGTAGGGAAAAGCGTTACCACCATCAACCTGGCGGCAGAGTTTTCTGCCCGGGGCCTGGGTGTTTTGGTAGTGGACCTGGACAAGCAGGCCAACGTCACCAAGTTCTACAATGCACTGGACTACGACAAGCCCAGCACGGCGGATTTGCTGACCTGCACGGCAAACATTGGGGATGTGTTGACCATTACCGGGAACAAGGATTTGATGCTTCTCCCGGCAAACATGCGGCTGCTGCTGGCCAATAAGCAGGTGCTGATGGATTCTACCGAGCCGCAGCAGATCCGGCTGCGGGATGCAGTGGAACAGGTCAAAAATGTTTTTGATATCTGTCTGATGGACTGCCCGCCTGATCTGGACATGGGCAGCATCAACGCCTTGTGTGCTGCTGACTGGGTGATTATCCCGGTAGATTGTGACGAATGGGCCACCGACGGCCTGCGGGAAGTGCTGGACCAAATGGACAAGCTGCGCATGTACTACAATCCCCGGCTCAAGCTCATGGGCGTGCTGCTGACAAAGTATAACCGCACCAATGCCGAAAAGCAGGTGGTGAAAGATGTGTCGGAACTGGGCGTGCCTGTGATGGGAGCTAACAAGCCACTGGCACTGATGCGTTGGCAGGCAAAGGAGCAAGACGGCTATGAAATAGCTGTGGATGGAGTAAGTCTTGGTGTTCGATATGGTACTGGAAAGGTATGGCAGTCTGATGCTGTATTGAGTGATGGAAAGCATACCTTGCAGGTGCGTATCTACAATGCCTATGGAGATGTATCTCCATGGAGTACGTGCGAAATCAACGTAAAAAATCTGTCTGGAAATCCAGTAAATCTGCATGCCGAAAGTCGTTGGGGTGAGGTAATGCTCCGATGGAATGGTAATACAGGTTACATTTTGCGTGATGGTTTTCTGATAGGAAAGGCCTCCGGCGGAGTATATACGGACCGTACTAGCTCAAAAGCATACCTTTATATAGTGCGTGTGTTTGATGAAGATGGATACTATACGGATAGTGCTCCTGTTATGGCCGCACCAAGTGTTCCTTATGCTGCCATAGGTCCATTACATGGGGATTGGTGGCTGGCGCTAAAATTTGCAACCAGTTACCAGAACTACAGTAAGACCATCAGTGTCGGCGGTAGCTTGCAGCAGTACTGGAGTAAAGAAAAGCCGGTGTGGCATGATTCCGGAAATCGAGTGGTCACGCATGCGATTGCTCATGCTTGTAAGAGTGCCAGCGAATTGTCTGCTTTGCGCAGTTTGGCAGGGCAGGAGATTGTTTATAAAGATCGGGATGGTCACCTGGCAATCGGAGTCTTTCAGGATATGCAGGAAAGTCGTGAGTTTGGCTGTACAGCGGTAACTTTGAACGTGACCGAAACACAGCAGGAGGTCGTCAAGTATGATACGATATGAATTTATCGCCATGCGTGGTGGAGCCCCTTATAAAGCGTTGCATGTTCCGAGCGATTGTACGCCGCAAATCCGATTTACAGGCAATGCAGAGGTCAAGAGCACAATCAGCTTGACGGTAGAGCCAGACGATACAGTAAACTGGTTGACCGATATGTTGAGTGTGGTGCGCGTGAATAATGCCGAGCGTATACCGCTCGGCCTTTTTAATATCACGACATCACCGGTAATTACTGACGACTACGGCCACTCCACACAGGATTTGACTGGATACGATCAGGGATATGCGTTGCGAAATTTGAGCTCTCTGGAAAAAAGCCTGACGATTCGGGCCGGAACAAAGTACACAACGGCTATCCGTGAGCAACTACTGGCGGCTGGAATTAGAGTGGTCAGCATTATCGAGAACGATGAAGTGTTGATGACAGATCATGCGTGGGAGACTGGAACGACTCGTTATACGGTGGTATCTGATCTACTGGCCGAAATAAATTACCGCGATATCTACTTTGATGGAAATGGTATAGCTATTGCCGAGCCATGGCAACCTGCATCGATTCATAGCAAAACACATCGGTATGGCAATGAGGAAACAACGCTACTGAACATTCCGATGAGTGTTCAGGCAGATACTTTTGATGCTGCTAACGTGTTTGTGGATATCGTGTCCAGTGCAGACCTGGACCAGGAACTTCGTGCTGTTGCAGAAAATGTAAACCCAACAAGCCCGCTGAGTCTGATGCGCCGTGGTCGCCGGATTGTCAGTGTACAAACGGTGGATGGTATAGCATCCCAGGAGGCGTTAGAGACACACGTCAAAAACCGCATGCTGTTGAGTATGATGGGAGCTGCAAGCTATGCCTTCACGTCCTGTGGGGACATGGAGCGTCCACATGGCTTGAATGACAGTATTTTGATGATGCGCGACGGGATCGGTTTGCTGGAGGAACAGGACTGGACGTTGAACTGTATTCCGGGTGGTCAAATGACGCATACGGCAAAGAAGGTGTATTACAGTGTTGATTAAGACTTATCAAGAGAAAAAATCGCTGGAGAGTACAGTCAAGAGTGGGAGTATTGCTACGGTTGCATCTGTTCATAGTGATGGTATCGCTTTGATACTGCCGGGTGATACTGCTGCTTCCGACAAGCATTACCCCTATAATGCGTCGGCTACTTTCGAACCTGGCCAGCGTGTTCATATTGCCAGGGAATCCGGAACAATCATCGTAGAATATCCAATCGGCGGAATGAAAAGCGCTCTGAAAGAGGAGAAGTATAATGAGTAAAGTTATGATCTATTCGCCTCCGTCAACCGCTCAGATCAAGCGCTGTTCTGTTGACTTTGACCTTCGCAGAGAACCTCCCAAGATTTATCTTGTACAGTACGACAAAACACTTCCTGTCGTTGAAGTGGCCTTAAATAAAGGCGGTACGGCTTATCAGCTGCCCGAGGATGCCGAAGTCAATATCCGGATGGGAAAACGCAATAAACTTGCTGTGTATAATCCTGTTCTGGGGTGTAATGAGGATCGCGATAGAGTTTATGTAGAAATCACAACGCAAATGACAACGCAAGATGGCGTGTTTGATCCAATCTTGGAATTACTGGTTGGCGGTGGAATTGCGGGAACATCTCCTATTCAATTTATCGTTCAACGCAATCCTGTTCAAGATGATGCGGTTGAAGATGAGACCGAGCGAAAGACAATCGCAGAGTATGCCAGACAGGCCAGTGAAAGCGCATCAGCCGCCGCCAAAAGCGCCGAAGATGCAGGAGAAAGCGTTCGGGTTGTTCAGGAAAACGAAGAGTCAATAAAATTTATTCAAGATAATATTAGTGACATCAATGCGGTTGCGCAAAACGGCTCGAATATTTCAGCTGTCGGTGGAAGTATTGACAGTGTAAACACGGTGGCTGAAAACTTAACGTCCATCCAGGAAGCTGTAGATAATATCGAAGATATCCGGCAAGCGCCGCAGAAAGCTGCAGAAGCTGCTGACAGTGCCACGCTATCACAAAGCTGGGCAATAGGCGGAACAGGTGCCCGTGAAGGGGAGGATACGGACAATGCGAAGTATTGGTGTGCTGAAGCCCAAAAAGTTGCCCAGGGAGCCCTGGGCTGGTACGAAAGTGAATCTGCGTTGAAAAGTGCGCATCCGATTGGGCAGGATGGACAGTGGGCGCTCGTCGGAGAAACTGATACGATTTGGACATGGGATAGCGATACAAGCAGCTGGGTCAATACAGCTGCAAAAATCGACCTATCTAACTACTACACAAAGAATCAGTCAAATGCGCGGTTTGAGATGCCGGTGGGATATATTTTCGAGTGGGCACCAGTGTCCGGACAAAGTGTTGATTTGAGCACGCCGGAAAAAGTGGCACAGTATTTCGGGTACGGGACCTGGGCTGAATATGCACCCGGCAAGGTTCTGGCCGGTGTCAACGATTCTCACAGAATTGGCACCTCCGTCGGTGCCGAGACCCATGCCATCACCACAGCGGAAATGCCGGCTCACGAGCATGGTATACGCGGTTGGTCTATTTCGCAGCTGGGGTCAGCAACCACCCAATTTACGGCGACTTATCCGTATACACAATATGATAACTTTCCGGGAACTACAAAACCTGTCGGAGGAGGACAAGCCATGAGCCTCATGCAACCGACACAGTATGTGTACAGATGGCAGAGGATTAAGTGAAATAGAAGGAGTGTAAATGATGTTTTTTGCAATCGACGTAAGTAAGTGGCAGGGCGCAATGAATTGGGCGACGGTTAAAAATGCCGGTATCTCCCACGCCATGATTCGAGCAGGCTATGGAAACAGCACCAAACAGATCGATCCGCAGTTTAAGCGAAATGTGGCAGGGTGTGAATTGTACGGGGTTAACTGGGGCGTGTACTGGTACAGCTACGCCACCAGCCCCGCTCAGGCGCGTCAGGAGGCCCGTTGCTGCCTGCAGGTTATTCAGGGGCTTAAACCGACAATGCCGGTGGCTTATGATATCGAGTATGAGCCGGGCATCCTGGCGTTGGATAATGCCACCCGCACCGCCATGGTGAAAGCCTTCCTGGAAGAGGTGGAGGCAGCCGGGTATTACGGTATTCTGTATGCAAGTACCAACTTCATCAAGACAAAACTCAACTGGAAGGAACTTGCCTGCTACGATGTGTGGGCTGCTCAGTACGGAAGCCGGTGTACAAGCCCTCTTCCTTATGGAATCTGGCAGTACAGCAGCCAGAATGCACTGGGAATCCCCGGTTTTGGATTGTCTCTGGACTGCAACCGCGTCTATAAGGACTATCCGGCAATCATCCAGGCCGCTGGTCTCAACGGCTTTACTGCACCGGAGCCTGATGCCGAGCCTGACCTGAGCACCTGCAAACAGCTCATCACCATCGGACCAATCACCAACGGGGACACCTTCAATCTGCAGCAGCTCTGCTCCGCTCTGGGTCTGACCGGGCAGGGACTGTACCACAGCGACTGGGCCGACGCGGACAAGCTTACCCAGACACTCACCATCGGGCCGGTTTCCAGCGGCGACGCCTGGTATATCATGCGTCGCTGCCAGGTCCTTCAGCTTACGGACCAGGGACTCTACTCCAGCAAATACGTTTGAGAGGTACATACAATGGACAATAGCAATATTTTTCTCGTACTCAAAGCTGCGCTTGTAGCCTTCACCGGTGCATTCAGCGCGGCCTTCGGCTGGCTTGGCTGGCTGATCCTGGCCTGGGTGGGCTGCATGGTCCTGGATTGGATCAGCGGCAGCGCTGCGGCGGCGGCACAGGGCAACTGGTCCAGTGCTGTGGCCCGCGCGGGCATCTGGCACAAGGCCGGCATGATTGTGGTGGTTCTGGTGGCCGCTGTGGCCGACTGTGTTCTGGGCATGGCAGTGGAGCACCTCCCCGCCTTGGGCATTGAGTACACAGTGCTGGTGCTGCCGGTGATCCTCGTGTGGTACATCTTCACCGAACTTGGTTCCATTGCCGAGAACGCCACCGACATGGGTGCTGACGTCCCCATCTGGCTCACCAAACTTCTGGCCGCTGGCAAGCGACTTGCTGAGAAACAAATTGATCTTACTGATGGCAATGACAAAGATCCCCTGTAATTAAATTGCAAATCCCCCAGACATTCGGTTCGTACGAATGTCTGGGGGATTATTTTGTGTCCATTATGGACACGATTCTGTACGACCTTTTTACGACCTTACTAAAGAAATACGACCTTTTTACGAACAATTATATAGCATTATTGAGCATTATCTCACAGTATTAGAAAAACGAAAACCCGCGTTACTACGGCTTTTTCAAGCTGTAACGCGGGTTTTACGGTGGCGGAGTAAGAGAGATTTGAACTCTCGCGGCCCTTTCGGACCCTACGCCCTTAGCAGGGGCGCCTCTTCGACCTCTTGAGTATTACTCCACAGTCAAAGTGATAAAACTATTCACTTGTTATACAAAATGGCGGAGAGGATGGGATTCGAACCCATGGTCCGCTCTCGCGAATCGCTGGTTTTCAAGACCAGTTCCATAAACCACTCGGACACCTCTCCACAGTGGCTGCCGCCAAATGCGAGTACTATTATAACAAGCAAAACCGGGCTTGTCAAGCCCGGTTCGCATCTTTTCTTCAA